ATGTCCGCTTTTGAAGTGCTAGTCCCCAACGACCTCCCCCCGGACGAATACAGGCGCCGGGTCAGCATGGCCGCGATTCATGCCAAGTATGGATCGGTTCAAGCGTTTGCTGAGGCCATCGGAGTGTGCCGCCAGGCCGTCTACCTCGCTATAGCGGGATCTGTCCCTGGAGGCCGCGTGGCCGGCGCCCTTTCGGCCATTACGGGAATCCCCCGCACAACCCTCTTCCCTACGCAAGAAAAGGCTGCGTGAACCGTGCGCTGCCAAGGCTCCCTCCTCTTCTTTCTTTACCCGGGCGGCCAGCCTGGACAACTGGCCGCCCGGCCTCTTTCTGGAGGGAGTATAGGGCGTTCTGAATCCACTGTCTACTAGCGAAATCAGCGATTTACTCACTGTCCAGTTATCACGTCACGCCGAGAAGGAGAGGGGGACATGCAGACACTGGACCAGGTCGTGGCGTCCACGGTTCGCCGGTACAAGGGCGAGGTGGAGGAGCTGGCCGACTACCTCGGAATCAAGCCGGGCACCCTCTACCGTCTTTCCAACCCACTGGACGAAGAGGCCCGCATCAACTCGAAACACCTCATCCCCCTCATGGAAAAGACCAAGGATTACAGCATCCTGAAACATATCGCATGGAGGCTGGGCTTCATCCTCGTGCGCTTGCCGAGGGTCCGGACGGCCAAGGTCGAGGAGCTTGCGGTATTCCAGCAGGCCCAGGCCGAGGCTATGCGGATGCTGGCGGGGTTCTTCGCCGGGGGAAGGGACGCGGATTCCACGCTGGCGGCGGTGCGGCTAGAGATGGAGAAGGCCGCGGGGATGGCCAAGGCTGTGGAGGCGTGGCCCGCGCCGGGGCTATTCGAGGAGGAGCCATGAGCGGGAATACTTATGTGAGTAAGGCAAAGGCAGCGGTCCTAGAGGGGATCTCATTGAAGGAACTGAACCGGAGAATCGCGGCGGGATGGATAAAGCTCGATGACTGCCCTTGCATCTCCGCTGGGATGGTAGATCTCGACTCACTATCAGAGCCAGCCAGAAGGAAAGCCCAAGAGAAATACAGGCTGGTGGGAACATACCTAAATAGACAAGGTGCTTTTGCCTCTAGGATTTTGCGTTACATGGTCGGGGAAACCGACATGTATATGGTACGAACAGAACTCGCGAGCCTTCGCAAAGCAGAAAAAGAAATGATGGCCTACTTGCGCGATGAGCATGAGCAGGTGGGTAGATTGTGCAAAGGAACATAGTTCCGCACCGGTGCGGAACTATTCGTATTTAGGTGCGGAACTTCCCCCAGTGGTGCGGAACCGAGGATAACAGCCTATGACTCCAGATGAATATCTCCAAGAAGAAAACAAGAACGGCTGGCTATCGCCCGAGCAGTGCGGAACTTTATGCGGGATAACCTCCCGGGCCATACGAAAGCAAATCTCACTTGAGGTTTACAAGAAAGAGCACGTGAAGCGGGTGCCCTCACTCAAGGGTGGTGGCAGGGGCGGGGAGATGGTGCTGGTTAAGGTGAACGCCCTTCCTCCTGAGATACAGATCGCGTGGCACCGATCCCGCAACTCTGAAGCCGTCAAGGTTTTGACGGAAGCGGAGACGGACCGGCAATCGTGCGGACCCCTCACGCGGTACGCCAGCGCGGACGAGGCCGCCAAGTGGAAGGCGTTGAAGAAAACCAAGTGGGTGGAGGGGTTCCTCGCTTGCAAAACCAAGCGGGAGAAGGCCCTCTACGCGGCCAACCACCACAAGCCCCTGCGCACCCTCTACGCGTGGGCGCGGATGGCGAAGCTGGCCGGCGGGGAGCTGTCCCCCACCCTCTATATAAGGAAGGGGATCCCCCAGCGGGGGCCCAAGGACACCTGGCCGAAGGAGATGATCGACCTGGCCGTGGTGACCTACCTCCAGGACTCCGCCCCATGCAAGAGCCGAGTGGCCGAGATCGTCCGCGCCACGGCCGAGGAGCGGGGCTGGCCCGTGCCGGCACGGGCGACGGTGGACCGGTGGCTGGATAACCAAGAGATCGTACCCCCCAGCCTTTCCATCCTGGGGCGGGAGGGGCAGCGGGCATACCGGGACAAGGCCCAGTCCGTCATCCGCCGTGACTGGAACCTGCTGCGCCCCAACGAATGCTGGATCGGAGACCACCACGAGCTGGACCTGATGGTGGTCAACCCGGACGGAAAGATCGTCCGCCCCTGGGTGACCTCCTGGCTCGACGGGCGCTCCCGGCTCTACATCGGCTGGTATATCAGCGAGAGCCCCTGTGCCGACACCATCGCGCTGGCGCTCTCCGACGGGATTCTCCCCAGCGACGAGGCCCCCGGCTACGGGGTCCCCGAGGCGGTCCTGTGCGACAACGGGCGGGACTACAAGAGCCACCACCTGAACGGGGAAGTCACCTCCTGCTGGAAGCAGACGGACGACCTGCCCGTCTTTGGGCTCTTCGCGGACCTGGGAATCAAGCGCCGGTGGACGAAGACCTATTCCGCACGTTCGAAGGCCACCAAGGAACGGAGCTACGGGGTCATCGAGCGGCGCACCATCAGCCAGCTCCCCGGGTACACGGGGAGCAACCCCCAGAAACGCCCGGAACGACTCAAATGGGACGTGGCGAAGACTCAGCTCTACCTCAATTCGGGTGGCCGGGAGGGCGAACGCCTCCTCCTGACCTGGTGGCAGATGCTGGAGGTGGTCGAGCGGGTGGTCCACCACTACAACCACCACATCCACGGCGCCCTCAGTGGCAAGAGCCCGGCGCAGGTGTGGGAAGAGAACCGCGCCCAGGCGCTCCCCGTGCCCCAGGCCGAGACCCTCGACCTCCTCGTCCAGAGGCGGGACACCAAGACCATCCGGAACGAGGGCATCCGCATCACGTTCCAGCAGGCACCGCACGAGTCGCGCGTCTATCACCATCCCGCGCTCTTCGGGAAGATCGGGGAGAGGGCGGATGTGCGCTACAACCCCTACAAACGGGATTCCATCGTGGTGATCCAGAACCGGAAGTTCCTGTGCAACGCGGGGAGGAACGACGACGCGCACCCCTTCGATGACAGCGAAGAGGGGAAGGCGCGGGTGGCCTTGCAGCACGATGCCACCGGGGCACAGCTCAAGGAGTTCCGCTCGTACCTGGACACCATCCAGCAGAACAGTCTCCGGGGGTTCCTGGCGAAGAGCGCCAAGCGGCCTGATCCGGCCAGCACGATCCCCTTTATTCACCCGAGCGACCGGGCCGCCAAGGCGAGCCAGAGCGCCCCCGCCAATTACGCAAAGACGCGGGGCGTGGCGGAGATGGTCCACGAGAACGGGACGATCTTGAGGCTGTGGGAACACGAAATACCGAGGCCGCCCACCGGGGACAGGCCCTGAAGATGACCGGGCCGCGATAGGCACGGCCCGCAGGTAGAGAGGAGGTCCCATGTCCAATTTATCGGAAGTGACGGCGAAGGCCGGGGGCTACACGGACCCGGAGGTGAAACAGAGGCTGGACGCGCTGATGCGGGCGCGGGGGTGGAGCCAGCGCAAGGCGTCGGAGCAGATCGGGGTGTCGCAGACGGCGCTGTGCCGGTGGTGGTCGGACAAATACGAAGCGGCGGAGGCGATGAACACCCGCGTGGCCGAGTTTCTGGACGGGCGGCGCCAGGCGGGGGAGGGGGTGGTGCCGTCGGAGGGGCTGCTGGTCATCAACGAGATCTGCCGGCAGGCCCACGAGGAGCGCAAGTTCGGGGTGGTGCAGGGCAACCCCGGGGTGGGCAAGACGAAGGCCCTCCTCCTGTACCAGATCGAACACGACGGCGTGGTGTACGTGCGGGCGGACGTGACGACGAACGTGAAGGTCATGCTGGAGAGGATCTGCGGCATTCACGGGGGCGGGCGCACGGCGGCGGACCTGATGGAGGAGGCCAAGCCCCTGGTGGCGGGGAAGGTCATCATCGTGGACGAGGCCGACCTGCTCTCGGTGCGGGTTCTGGAGGCCCTGCGGGCGATCTACGACGAGGGCCACTGCGGGCTGGTGCTGGCGGGGACGCCCCGGCTGGAAAGGCTGCTGCGGCGCGGGCCCCACGCCACGGACAACCTGGCGCAGCTCTACAGCCGGGTGGATTTCAACGTGACGGTGCTGCCGCCCTGCACCGGGGACATGGAGAAGTTCCTCGACACGGCCCACATCGAAGACAAGGGCGCGCGAAAGATCATCTCCCAGGAGGGGTCGAAGGGCTCCTTTCGTGCGGCGGCGAAACTCACGAACCAGGCGTTGCGGCTCGCGAGGGTGAACGGAGTCCCCGTGAGCGAGGCGGTGGTCAAGGCGGCGGGCCGGCTGATCATGCGGCCCCTCATGCAGGCGTAGGAGGCGACGATGGACACGAAGCAGGCTCAGGAGATCGTGGACGGGTACCGGGGCGTGGCCCAGGAGGCGGTGACGGAGCTGGAGAAGTGCCTTGCGGAGCACCGCCACTACGACAGCGACCTGACCCTCCAGCGGGTGAAGCTGTCGTGCGAGATGGTGGCCGGGTCCATCAACCACCGGCAGTCCAAGGCAAAGGCGGCCCAGGAACTGAGGATCGGCGGCCCCATCCACCGGCTCAGGCTCCCCCAGGCCACGGCGTAACCAGGTCGGTTCAACCTCTACTATAGGAGCAGACGATGGGCAAAGTGACGGCACTGAGGAAGGTGGCCCCGGCGAAACCGGCGGTCCCGCAGACCACAGCCGATGCGGCGGCGACGATGGCACAGCTCGGGAGCGCCATGGCCGAGCACAAGAGGCTCCAGGCGGAGATGGACGCGGAGGTGGCCAAGGTCGCCGCCAAGTACCAGGAGCGTATCCGCCCGGTTCAGGAGGAGGAGGACCGCCTCTTCGACGGTCTGCGCACCTGGGCCGAGGCAAACCGGGAGGACCTCTGCTCGGACGGCACCAAGACCGTGAACCTCGGCACCGGCGAGGTGGGGTGGAGGGTGAACCCGGAAAAGGTCTCCCTCGCCAAGGAGGCCCAGGTCATCGAGGTCCTGAGGGCCAAGGGGCTGGAGGAGTTCATCCGCGTGAAAGAGAGCGTGGACAAGGCCCTGGTCCTCAAGCGCCAGGATGAGGTCAAGGGGGTCAAGGGCCTGACCATCGTGCAGGACGAGACCTTCAGGGCCAAGCCCTCCGGGATTGATATGGAGAAGCTGGCTAGCTGAAAGACCGCAGGCGGGAACGCCTGCGCCACCAGGCCGAAACGGGGGGAGACCCCCGTCCGCGGGTACCGCCCGCGCTGATGAGGCCGAAGATGAACGACCCTCACGAACTCGCCGAACGCATCCTGGCCTTCCTCCGGTCCTCCCCGAGGCCGGTGAAGCGGCGGGAGCTTGCGGAGGCGTGCGGGGATGAGGGCCAGCTCCTGGTCACACGGGAGCGGCGGGTGCGCGAGGCGGTGGACTGGCTTGTCCTCCAGGGACACCCGGTGATGAGCGACGGGGTACACGGGTTTCGCCTCGCGGGGAACCGGGAGGAGTGGGCGCTGGGCCTCACGCTACGGCGCAGGGCGCTCCTGAGCGAGGCGCTGAAGCTGAGGCGACTGAAGCAGATGCTGGGCCGGATGGTCTTTTCAAGGGTATCTCAACCGGATCTGTTCGGGGGGTAAGCCGCAATGCAACGAACGCTATTCGGGGACCAGGAGCCCAGGGAAACGGGGCCAACGCGGGCGGTCTTCCCCGGGAAGGTCACGAAGCTCCACAACCGCCGGGTCTACCTGTTCCGGGCCCAGGATGAAACCGGAAAGGTGGACGGGTGGCGGCTCGGGTTCAAGCGCCTCCCCGCCCCCGAAGAGAAATCCCGCGGGTTGCGCCGGGTGGTCACGGAAGTGAGCCTGAGCGCCGAGGCGATGCAGGCCATCCTCGAAATGCTGTACGCCTATGCGATGGAAGAGGGCATGGAAGAGGTGAAGCCATGAGGGGCCTCTCCCCCGCGTCGCGCCTCCAGGCTGAGAGGATGGTGCGGGCGCCCATGGCGGGGGCTCACCCGTGCCCGACGGTGGAGTACACCATCCTGCCGGAGACCTGCGCCAATCGCCAGCAGGCGTGGCTGGTAGACCACAACCCGGCCCGGAAGTGCATCGGGCCCGACTGTCCGAGGTTCAGCGTGGAGTTCCCGGCCCTGCCGGAACCGGCCCCCCTGAGCCTTCCTTTCCCTGAGGAGGAGCCGGTGCAAACCCCTGTAAAGGTTGAGAAGACCGAGGCCGCCGTGAAGACCTGCGCGTGCGGTGCTGTGCTGTGGGTAGGAAACAAGTCGGGAAGATGCCGGAAGTGCCACGCAAACACCATCCGGATTCTGAACCGGAAGGCGTCCCCGCCCAAGGTCTGCGCATGTGGAAAAGTCCTGAGCCGGCAGAACAAGACGGGCCGGTGCCTGCCGTGCAATGCGCCTTTCAACAGCCCCCACAGGCCTAGCGACGGAAGGCCGATGAAGAAAAAAGAGAAGGGTCCCGACCGCCGCTTCGCGCCGCTTGGGCCGGGGCCTGCCGAAAATCTCTTCACCCGGCTCTCTGACGGCGCGGTGCTCGACCGCCACGGACACAAGCATCACCCATGCCCCGGGGAGGGGTGCACGCGGTGGATCTCTACGCGAGCCTCCATGTGCCCCTCCTGCTCCAAGAGGGGCGTGCCGAAACCGAAGCTGACGGCGGTGTTGAAAGCCGGGCACGCGGCGGTGAAAAAGATTTACCAGGAGAACCAGGAGGCCCCCGTGGCCGTCTTCACTCCACCCCTCCCAGCGACCTTCGGGCAGATGATTCCCAAAGACCCGAACCGCACGGGGGCGGGCTTCGGTCCCCTCCAAAACTACCGGCACAAGCTCGACACGGAGCGGATCATCCAGGAATACCCCGACCTCCTGCGGCGCATCGAACGGCTGGAGGCGGCGCTCTTCCGTATCGGGGGCACGCCGTGAACGGCCGCATCCTTGCGAGCCGCATGTGGGCACTTGCGGACCGGGCGAAGGCCCTTCCCCCGCGTACTCTGGCGATGCTGTGGGTGCAGGCCCTGGTACTCCCGCTCCTGAAACACAGGGAGCCGGAAGAGGCGCTGGGTTCAGCGGAGCGGGCCATCGAGATCAACCTGCAGGCCCGTGAAATCCTGGGTATGGAACCATGAAGCGGCTGGCGGTGGTGCTCGCCCTCTGCTCCATGGCCACGGCGGCGTGGTGCCCGGTTCCCGTCTGGCAGGCGGGGGCGCCTGCCGCTCCGGCCCAGGTCACGGCGACGTGGTACGGGCGGGCGCTCCACGGCCACCTGACGGCGTGGCACTTCCACGGGAACCCGGGCTACCGGTTCGACGCGTGGGCGCCGTGCGCGGCCCACAACACCCTCCCGCTGGGGTCGTGGGTGATGGTCCGGTTTGCGCAGACGGGCAGGAGCCTGGCCGTGCAGATCGTGGATAGGGGTCCCACCGCCCCCGGGGTGGACATTGACCTGAGCGAGGGCGCGGCCCTCCAGCTCGGATACCGGGCGCTGGGCAAGGTGACCCTGGAGATGGAGGTGATCCCATGAGCCTGACACCCAACCAGGTGAAGCTGCTTCATGTGGCGAAGAGCAAGACGCGGATGGAGGAAGACCACTACCGCGCCCTGCTGTCGCGGTTCGGGGCGGCCTCCTCCAAGGACCCGAAGCTCCAGGGGCGCGACTACGACGAGATGATGAAGGTCTTCGCCTCGCTGGGGTTCACCTTCCGCGTCAAGAAGGGAACCCCCCGCGGGGGCACGCGAGCCCAGATCCGACTTATCGACCGCCTGTGTACCGAGCACCAGGTGGACGCCACGCGGAGGGCGGGCATCGTGAAACACGTGACGGGCAAGGATGCCGAGAAGTGGTGCAACACCAGGGACTTGTCCAAGGTAATCCAGGCCCTGAAGCGATGGCAGTGGGAGAAGGCGTCATGAAAGACGGACTCAGGATTCAGCTTGAGATCGTAGGCGAGCACGCCGCGGAGCATGGCCTGAAGAGCGGGCCGGGGGTCGTCCGCTCCGTGATCGAAGAGATCGAGCGCCTGGAGGCCCTCCTGGAAAAGGCTAAGGCCATCTTGGGGGATTCGCCATGATGCGCGGGCGGCAGCTCATGTTCTGGCTGGCCGTGTGGTTCTGCACCTTTCCGATGTAGGAGGGGACGATGGCAGGGGGTACGTGGGTTGCAAAGTGCCGGTGCGGGATGGTTCGGGATGCGATTTCCGAGCCCGAGAAGCTCACGCGGGAGGCGGCCCAGACGTTGGACCGGTGGAGCGCGGAGGGGTGGAACGTGGAGCGCGTGGACGGCCCGCCACCGCAGGCGCACCCGTGCGCGTGCCCCCCTCCTCCCGACGGGCAACTGACGCTTTTCGGGGGGCGGGAATGACCCAGCGGGATCTGGAACTGGGAGAGGTGGCCCGGCTGCTGGCCCAGCGGCGGGCGTACCTGGTGGCCGACCTCGCGCGCCTGCTGGGGGTCCACGCCAACACGGTGCGCTGGAGGGTGACCATGGGGCGCTACCGGGCGGAGAACTTCGGCGAGCGCCAGACCTGGGTGATCTCGGCGTCGGTCCTCGAAGACCTGCGGCGCCTGAACCCAGAAGCGATGGGAGGCTGACGTGGGCGAAAGCGTGAAGCGCCGCCTGGGGATGCGGTTCAAGTGCCGGAAGTGCGGGAGCCTCTTCTACCAGGAGCTTCAGCCGCTGAAGCCCATGGAAGGGTGCAAGCGGACGCTCTTCGAGGCGCCGGGGATGCCCGTGGAGGTGGCCCTGCGGTTCTCGCGCCCGGTGGGACACTGCACCATCTACACCGACCTGGCGGGGAACTACCTCGTGGAGATGACCCACTACCCGTGCGGGTACACCGGGCCGGCCGTGGACGCCACGGAGGCGGAGATGCCCAGACGGGGCGGCGGGTTCATCGGGCCGCAGTAGGGCCGATGAAGGATGAAAGATGAAAGATGAAGGGGACGCAGCCTAACGCCGCAGTCACGGGACCGGGCGCGATGGTCGAATTTGGAAACGGTAAACGTGTCTGCATAACCACCCCCCGGTCCTGTGCAGGGCGTTGTTAGAAGGCTAGGAGGTGCCTGATGGGTATCGTTCATTGTCCGAAATGTGGCGAGGTCGTACCGTGCGAAGAAACCGACACGGCGCAGGCACTTGAGCGCGATGGATGGCCCAAGCCTTGCATCGAATGCGTTTTTCGTGGGACCGGCATCTGCCCCAAAAACCACCACCCCACTGGAGAGTGCCGGATATTGACGGGTGAGCATTCTCAGGGGATGTGCCCGTAGTTTCAGGAAGCCGTCTAACACTTAATGGAGCGGCCTGTCGGCGGGATATGTGGGGGACGATGTAGGAAAGACGGGGCCTCGGGGGCTTGTGAGCCGTGAAAAGCGGCGGGTCCGCTCCCATGAGTTTTAGGCCCGATAGGGGGAACCATGGCGGTTCGGATGATGGCGACGGGGCGGTACCGGTGGGTAGAGTGCGACGACCCCAAGGGGCGCAAGGCGGCGGCCACGGTGATCGTGCGCGGGGAGGCGCAGGGGCACAAGGCGCGGAAGTTCTACAAGCTCCAGGAGCTGTGGATCCCCGAGGCGGTGGGCGACGAGGAGTGGCGGGACATCCCCGTGCACAAGGCGCGGAAGGGCGAGTGACGAATGACGAAGGTCGAAGGGGTCACTCGGCATTCGGCATTCTGCCTTCGACATTCCGAGGCCCCCTTGACAAGCGCCTATGACCGGGATTATGTTGTCCTTGCCGAGGGTGTTCCTCGGTCGGGTCTGACAGCCCGGCATGTGGGCGCGAAGCCGCGCCTGACGCGGCGTTTTTGTTCGCGCAGTGGGTCTCCCTTATGGGCGGCCTGCGGGGAGCCGAAAGGCTCGCCGGGTCCTACAGCCGGTCTGTCAGCCCGCAGGTTGCCCACCCCTCTGACAGGGGGCGGGCGGGAAACGAACCGCCGCTGTAGGAGGCCCGCCATGGAACAGCCGTCCCACCCCCCCACCCATCCCGTGTTCCCCCCCGAGGCCCAAGACGCGATCCTGGCCCTCACCCTGCGCCTGAGCCGGGCGCGGGCGGTGCTCTCCACCATCCGGCTCACGCTTCCCGGGGCCGACGAACCCCGGCAGGAGCGCATCGAGCGGACCGGCCGCGTGGAGGACCTGGCATCCGTCGCCATGGACCTCGTGGCTGGAGCCGAAGAGGAACTCGAAACCTTGGATAGGATGCAAGTAAGGAGGCCGATGTGAAGAAAAAATGGACACTGGACGACAACCTAATGATCGACGTAGGTGCTTTTCTGGCCACGGGACCCCGGGGCACCATCCACGAGAAGGCGGTCAACGACGTGATCAAACGCCCGCCCTTGAGTGACTACCAGCTTTTCGGGATGCTATCCATGGTCTTGGCGGAACTTCGAGAGGGCCACGAAGACCCCTACATGGAAGATGTTGTCGAAGATGTAGCGGCTACGCTGCTCCTTCGGGTCATGTGCCGGGTCTACGCACTCAAGGCCCCCGTGAGCATGGATGCGCTTGCGGCCGCATTTGAAGTGACCCCCCAGGTTTTAGCCCAGGACGCGCGGGACCTGGGCCTCATCCCGAAGGAAGTACTCGCATTGGCAGCGAAGAAATGCGGGAGGGCAAAGAAATGAACGCGATCGAACTGAAACCCGTCCCTTTCCACGGGGACACGATCTTCCTGGTTGAGAAAGGCGGGGAGCCATATACCCCCGTCCGGCGCATCTGCGAAAACCTGGGCATTTCCTGGTCCTCTCAATCTATGAAGCTCCGGAAGAATCCCGCGCGGTGGGGGTATGTTGTTATCGATATCCCTTCCAACGGAGGTATTCAGGAATTCGGGTGCATCCCCCTCCGGAAGTGCAACGGCTGGTTGCAATCCATATCCCCTCGCAAGGTGAAGCCGGAGATTCGCCCTAGTCTGGAGATGTACCAGAACGAATCGGATACCGTTCTCTGGAAATACTGGACGGAGGGCTTCGCCGTGAACCCACGGGCGGGATTTGAGATCGAGCCCGCGGTGGGAATGAAGTCCGTTCCCATGGAAAAATGGGCCGCTATCCAGGAGGAGCGGGCCAACCTTCTCGCGTTCAAGCTACGGACCTACGAGGAGGGGTGGAAGCCAAGGAGAAAAAGGTCGGAGGCATCCACCAAAGTTACCAATGCCGTGGCCGCTCAATTGTATGACCTGGAAGCGGACGGCAGGACAAGACAGGAGATGGTTGCAATCACTGGCGTCTCCGAAACTCGGCTCTCCTACTTCTTCAGGGACCGCCCCATCCTTCCCTTCTCCAACAACTAACCCCGGTACCAACCTCCTCTTGCACGGGCCCCTTCGGGGGCCCTTTTTTCGTGAGGGGTGAGGGGTGAGGGGGTTAGCGGGCGTGACAGTGCTTGTGCTTTTTTCCGCTTCCGCAGGGGCAGGGGCCGCCCATCGGGGCCTTCGCCCATTCGAGTTCCTGCACGAAGTCTATCTCGTGAGAGGATGGGTAGCGGAAAGTAAAGATCGTCTTCCCGTCGTGGTTGGTGATGGCCAGGTCCCCGCTGGCCAGAATATCCATGCCCACAAGCATGTCCACGCCGGGGGGCAAGTCCATGGCGGCGACGCGCACAACCTGGAAGATCACCCGGTTGGGAAGGGCGATGCTGACCATGTGGGTATCACACTCGTGGGAGCCGTTGGCGGTGTGGGCGGGGGACCGGCCGGCGCTCACGAGGCCGAGGTCTGCCGCGACTTCCAAGGAAATGACACTTCCGGTGGCGCCGGTATCATAGAGGGCGTTGCACGCCTTGGCTTCGAGGGGAGGGACCAATGATTGGGACGCGGGCCACACGGCCACTATGGTCCGGATGGCGGCAAGGCGCCCCGGGGACCGCAAGGTGAAGGCCGCCGGGTCGGGCGCGGCAGGTGGCCATGAGGTCATGCGGCGCAAAACCATGGGCTGGCGATGGTAATGGAGTAGCTCTCCGGCCCTGGGCCACACGGCTGGATGGAGAAGGTTCCTTGCTCGAAGCGCGCGCAGGCGTCAAAAAACGCCTCGGCCAGCGTGGGGTAGGCCCCGATAAGCGCGGAGTCTTTGATCACGAGCACCTTGCCGTCGTGCTCTTTCACCAGCTCGTCCTGGTGGGCGATGTACCATTCCAGGTTCCGGCTCAGGGATTCTCGGTCTGTCATGGTGTCCTCCGGCAATCCTATCTTATGGCAGTGGGGGAAAGATTTCAAGGCGGCGGCTAAGGCTAATAAGGCCTTCCCAAGGCTGGAAACCCTTCCCCATACTTGCGGGGGAAGGGTGCGACGATGGCGAAGCGGAGCGAGGAGCGGGTGATTCAGGCGGAGATGGCCTTCGTTCAGGAGGGCCGGACGCTTCGCGAGATCGCGGATACGCTGAACTCCACCATCCCCACCATCACGAAGTGGTGTGAGGAAGGCAACTGGAAGCAGAAGCGGGAGCGCCACATCCTTTCGTCTGGCGGGCTCGCTTCGATGCTGGAACAGCAGTTGCGGAAGCTGACCTTGGAGGCGCTGGCGAACCAGAGGCCCATCACGGGGTCGGACGCCAACACCATCTTGAAGCTCAGCAAAGCCATCCAAGAACTGAGAGGCGATAAGGCCTCCATCGTCCAGGTCTTCTCCGTGATCCAGGATCTGATTCTCTTTCTCAAGGGGGCGGCGCCCGACCTGGTGCCCACCCTGGAGCCCCATGTGGAATCGTTCCTCCAGGCCAAGCGTAGGCTGGCCCTCCGTGGTGCCTAAATGGCACGGCTGACGGCGCGGGAGTTCGAGCAGCACGTCGCCGAGACGATGCAGCTCTGCCGCCAGGAGGCGAAGCCCTTCGAGGATTCGGGGCTGGATGCGCGCAAGCGCCGGTTCAAGAAGGCGTCGAAAGACCTGCTGGCGTTCATCGCGACCTACCTTCCCCACTACGCCTACGAGGGGTTCGCGCCGCTCCACCGGGAGATGGCCGACGCCTGCAATGTGGAGGAGAAGCCCGTCCTGATCTGTAGCGCGGGCGGGTTCGGGAAGACCTCCGTGGTCACCATCGGGTGCGCCCTGCAATCCATCCTCTTCAAAAGAAACCCCTTCGTGGTGATCGGCGGGATGACGGAGGACCTGGCGGCCCAGAACACGGCCATGATCAAGCTCGAACTGGAAGAGAACGAGCGGATCGTGCAGGACTTCGGGCCGCAGAAGGGGAGCTACCGGTGGGAGGACGGCGACTTCGTGACCGCCGGGGGCGTGCGCGTGAAGTCCCGCGGGGCGGGGCAGGCGTTTCGAGGCCTGCGCTGGCGCCAGCACCGGCCCTCCCTGGTGATCTTGGATGACATCGAGGACGACGAGTTGGCCGTGAGTACGCGCCGGGTGCAGAAGGTGCTGACGTGGGTGCTGGCCACGGTGCTGCCCCGTCTCGAAGCCCGAGGATGGCGCCTCCTGCTGGCGGGGAACGTCATCAACCGCACGGGGGTGGTGGGGTCGCTGCTCTTCCACCCCGACTACAAAGACTGGGTGCGCAAGCTCTTCCCCGCCGAGGATGCCAAGGGGAAACCCACCTGGCCCGAGCGGTTCCCCAAGGATGTTCTGGCGAAGGTCAAGAAGATCCTGGGGTTCGTGCGCTACCAGCGGGAGATGCTCTGCAACCCGGTGGACGACTCGCACTACTTCCAGCCGGAGCACACCCACTGGTTCCCCTTCTCGAAACTGCGCGACCTGTCGGATGTGGTGTGCTACATCGACCCGTCGGTTCTCGCCTCGCGCCGGGCCGATTACAAGGCGGTGATCTGCACCGGAAGGGCCGTTGAAGACCCGAGGGATTACGTGTGCGGGGCGTGGGTGCGCCACGCCACGGTGGACGCCATGATCGGCGAGTACTACCACATCTGGGAATCGCTCCGGCCCCGGGTCTTCGTGCTGGAAGGCAACGGGTTTCAACAGCACTTAAAGCGCGACTTCGACCGGTGGGCGAAGGTGAAGGGGTTCCAGCTCCCCCTGGCCATGGTGACGGCGACGGAGAGCAAGGAAGTGCGCATCGAACGGCTGGAGGCGCCCCACGACTGCGGGGACCTCCTTTTTTGTAACGACGTGGGCGACACGCCCCTCCTCCTCCAGCAGATGTACATGTGGGAGCCGAGGGGGCACGAGCACGACGACGGCCCGGACGCCCTGGCGGGGTCGGTGGAGTTTCGCAAGGGGCGGCAGAAGAAGGCGCGGTTTCGCGCCGCGTGAAATCAAAACCTACTCATTAGAATCAGAGACTTACTCAGGGGCGCGGGATGACGGACGAGAAGAAAAAGGGGCGGTTCGTGGCGGCGGGCGGGAGGAACATCAACCCCCGGGACGGGAAACCGGTAGACACGGTGGTCTCCCTCACCCCGGCGTACCTGCCCCTGCTGATGAACGCCCAGCAGGCGGGCGCCCTCTACCACCTGGAGCCGTGGTTCGCGGCTTCGCTCGACGCCATCGCCACGGGGGTGAGCACGGCGGAGGTCTTCCCGCAGTTCCTGGGCGCCGAGCCCGACGACCAGGCCGACCCGAAGATCATGGCCCTCATCAAGACATTTCTGGAGCGGACCGACCAGACGGGGCAGACCGTCGGGGAGCGGATGTTCGCCCTCGATCTGGACCGGAGCCTCTTCGGCTACTGGGCCATGGAGATCGTGCGCGGGGCGGACCGCAAACCCGCGGGGTGGTACCACGTACCGGGCGCCACGGTGCGGGTGAAGGCCGACGGATCTCGGTATGCCCAAGTGGACCCCGCCACGGGGAGCATCCTCAAGACCTTCGCGCCCTACGCGCCCGGCGGGAACAAAGAGGGGCTGCCCGAGCTGGTGGTGGCGAGGCAGTACGACCCCACGGCGCTCTACGCGGGAACCCCCGCGGGGGCGGCCCTGGTGGGCTCCATCGACCGGCTTTCGTTGCAGGACCAGTACAACCGGAAGCTGCTGGGCAAGGGCGGGATGACGCCCATGATCCTCCTGATCAAAGAGGCGCTGGACGAGGAATCGTACAAGCGCCTGGTGGGGTGGTTCGAGGGGCTGCACGGGGGCGACGAGAAAGACCAGGTGGGCATTCTCGACGGCATCGGCGAGGGGGCGGACCTGAAGTTCCTCGTGCAGGAAGGCGAGGACGTGGCCTTCAAGGCCGGGGAAGAGATGCTGCGCGAGCGGATTCTCGCCCGCACGCATGTCCCGCCCACGAAGGTTTCCCTGGCGGCGAGCAATTACGCGACGGCCTACCAGGAGGACCAGACCTTCAAGTTCGAGGTGACCCAGCCCCGGTTGCGGATGATCCTCTCGCGCCTCTCCATGGTGGCGCGGGAACTGGCGCCGGAGGGGTACTCCTTCGGGTTCAAACAGTCGAGCCTGGAGGACTTCTCCCAGCTCGTGGGGGCGTTGAAACTCCTGCTGGAAAGCGGCGCCATCACGGTCAACCAGGTGCTGGCCCGCACGGGGTGGCCGCCCATCGGCCCCGACGGCGACGCCCACATCGCCTTCACGAACCAGGGGCCGGTGTCCCTGGAAGACCTGGTGGCCGGGAACCTGCCGGCGACGCCGGGGAAAATGGTGGACAACCTCATCCGGCTGCGCCAGGCCATCGAGGCGGCGAAGGAACCCCATGTGCACGAGGTGCCATAGCGGCAAGTTCCTGGAGAGGGCCCACCGGCTGGTGGAGCAGTGCCTCTCGGGGATTGGCCTGCTAGAGCCCAGGGACTGCCGCGCCGCGGGGGCGGCGCCTAAGGCGCTTGTGACCTCGTTCGCCGTGGACCTCGAAGCGCTTTATGAGGCGTTTCTGGAGGAAGTAAAGGCCACCTTAAAGGCGCGGGGTGAGTCGTTCAACTTCGAGACGGGGGATATTGACGCCCTCATGATCTCCCTGGGCGCCGACCTGGAGCGGATCATCCTGCGGGCCGTGGAGGCTGGGCTCTCGGCGGGGTTTGAGGACGCGGCCAAGCGCCTCGGGGTTCCCGCGGTGTCCACCCAGGCGCCGAGCACGAAGCTCTACGACAGCCTACAGGCCCAAGCGATCAACCTTTCAGAGGCTACGGCGGCGAAGATTTCGGGATCCGTCAAGGGCCAGCTCTTAGAATCGGTGCGCCTGGGGGAGACCATGACCCAGGCCATGGACCGGGTGCTGAAGATCTCCACCCTCAGCGACTACGAGGCCGAGCGCATCTGCCGGACGGAGCTGGCCAAGGCGGCGAACGCGGCGCGGCTGGAGGGGTACAAGGGGCGGGTCACGAAGGTCCGCTGGGTGCTCGGCCCCGCGTACAACGGCAACTGCGCCTGCGCGGAGATGGCCAAGGTCTACACCCTGGAGGAAGCCGCGACCCTGCCGATTCCCCTCCACCCGAATTGCGACTGCTTCTTCGAGCCGGTGTTGGATGACGACGAGCAGACCGGCACCGGGGACGAGGCGGCCGCTTGAGAAGTTACGGCCAGTAAGTCAAATAAACTGTAGCGTAGCGCCCCACCGCCCCTCCATGCTACATCCGGGAGGGGTGTAGATGCCTGAGCGGAAAGACCATTCCCAGCCCGGCGCGCGCTTCCTGCCATTCCTTCGGCGGGATGACGCGTCTCGCATGGTCTACGGGTATCTGACCACGGAGGCGGTGGATTCCTACAACACCGTCTTCACCCTCGATGCCACCCGCGAAGCCACCCAGGAATTCAAGAACTGGCGAAACCTCCGGGCCATGCACCAGGCCGTCGCCGCCGGGTGGGTCCCCGTCCTCGAACTGGACGAGAGGGGCCTGTGGATCGGCGCGAAGGTGGTGGATGACGCCGAGTGGCGCAAGGTCCAGGAGGGCGTCTACAAAGGCTTCTCCATCGGCTTCGATCCGCTGGACGGGCGCTACGAGATGCGCGGCGGGTCGGAGGTGTGGGTCTTCACGCGCTACATCCTCGTGGAGGCCTCGCTGGTGGACCGCAACAGCAACCCCGAGGCGGTGGTGACCCTGTGGAGGGCCGACGCGCCCTACCTGCTTGCCCCAGCCGATGCGCCGTGGGACTTCGACCACGTTTCGGACTTCGATGCCATCCGCGCCAAGTTCGGCGACGAGGGCCTCGCCCTCGCCATGGTGGCCGGGTGCCCCGTGGCGAAGGTAGCGAGCCCGGAAGACGACCGGCTCACCTTGAACCGCTTCGCCCTGGAGGCGGCCCGCGCGGCGCTCGACGGGGCGAAAGCGTTGACCCTCACCGACACCGAGCGGGACGCGGCAAAGGGTGCCGTCGGCTCGCTCCTCGCGTTTTTTTCCAGAACCCGGCGCGACGGACAACCCCCACAGGACAACAAGGGAGGACACCCCATGGATAAGCAGCAGGTCGAGCAGGCCGTGGAGACGGGAATCCGCGGCTTTTTCACCCGGATTCTCGGGATCAAGGCAGACCCCGCCCCGCCCACCCCGCCCACCCCGGCGCCCCCCGCCCCCGCGGCCCGCGTGGCGCTCTCGCAGGCGGATGCCCAGGGCGTTCGCACCGTGGCCGACGCCCTCAAGGCG